ATATGCAAAATTATCAATATTTAATGGGTGAATTATCATCAATGTCTTATATTCATGCTAAGATAAAGGAACACTTAGAAAAGAGAGGAGAAAATTTTGATGACTGAAAAAGCAGTTAAAAAAGAAAATAACACAATTAATTTAGAGAAAGCATTTGTCAAAGAAGAGGATAGGGTTTTGGATCCAACTCTTTTAGACAAAAGCATTCTTGAACGCATGCCTCAACCAACAGGTTGGCGTATGTTGGTTTTGCCTTACAAGGGTAAAGGTGTTACCGAAGGTGGCATTACACTTGTGAAAGAAACCATAGATAGAGAAGCCTTAGCTACTGTTGTTGCTTATGTAGTTGCTATGGGTCCTGAATGTTATAAAGACGAAAAAAGGTTTCAAAAGCCTTGGTGTCAAGAAAAACAATGGGTACTTATTGGCAGATACGCAGGAGCTAGGTTTAGATTAGCGGATGATAGCGAAGTCAGAATTATCAACGATGATGAAGTCATAGCAACCATCCTTAACCCTGATGACATCGTTTCAGTATAGGAGACAGAATGAGCGAAGAAGCAAGAGATGATCTACAGGTTCAATTAGAGGATATCAAAGAGCAAGAAGAAAATTTTACTCTTGAAGATCCACAATTCCAAACCGACTCAGGCGGTGACGATGAACTTGATAGATATACAAGGGGCGTTAGCAAACGCATCAATAAACTTAATGAAAAAATCAGAATGGCTGAAGAAAGAGCAGCTATGGCTGAATCTAGGTATTCTCAATTACAAAACGAATATAACCAAGTTAAAACAAGAGCAAGTGTTTTGGACAAAAGTTATACCGATGAGTATGAAAATAGAGTTAAGTCACAAAGGCAACAAGCTGAGGATTTATATAGAAAAGCTAGAGAAACCAATGATCCTGATTTAGAGGTTAAAAGCGTTGAGTTACTTAATAAAGTTGCTTTGGAAGAAGAAAGAGTTAGATTGGCAAAAATGCAATTACAGCAACAAGAACAATCTGCTAAATTTCAACCAAAAAGTAATGAAAGAGTAGTTCAAAATTCACAACAACAAGTGTATGATAGTCCTAAGCCTGATACTAAAGCAGTGGCTTGGGCTGAACAAAATCCTTGGTTTCAAAAGGATAGAGTTAAAACTTACACTGCTATGGGTATTCATGAGGATCTCACATCCGAAGGATATGATGGTACCGAAGATGAATACTATGAAGAATTGAACAAAAGATTAAAAAGGGTTTACCCCGATTTGGAGCAAACCCAAGGCGAAAAAAAAGAAGCTAACTCATCTGTGCAAAGAGTCGCTTCTGCTTCTTCAGGAAGTCGCCAACAAGCACAAGGAAAGAGAAGCGGATTAAAGATTAATTCTAGCCACCTCTCTGTAAAAAGTAATCTTAAGCCTTACGGTATGTCACAAGAAGAGTGGCTTAAGCGTGTAGGCAAAGAAATGATTAAATTAGAAGGAGCAAAATAGTGGATTTAGATGCAATCGATAATGTAACCCGCAAATCTCGTGCTGATGAGCAACACGATAAAACTGCTAGAAGAAAACCATGGCAACCCGCAAGGATGCTAGAAACTCCGCCACCGCCTGAAGGTTATTCCTACAGATGGATTAGAGCAGAGTATGTCGGTGTTGAAGATAGAAACAATGTTTCATCAAGAATGAGAGAAGGATGGGAATTTGTTAAACAAGACGAAATTCCTGATTTCCCTCTACCAACAATCGAACATGGCAGACATGCAGGTGTCATAAGCGTAGGCGGACTGATCTTAGCTAAGATACCGAATGAAACTGTTGCTGAAAGAAATGATTATTATCAAAAGAGAAATATTCAACAGAACCAAGCTCTTGACAATAATATGTTTAATGAACTTCAGGGCAACAACAGATATGTGAAGTATTCAAGTGATAGGCAGTCTAAAGTAACTTTTGGAAAAAAAAGGTAGGAAACTAAATGGCGAATAAAGACGCATCATTTGGTCTGAAGCCTGTGAGAATGATGGGTGGCTCACCCTTCTCAGGCGGTACTAGCCGATACAGAATAGCTGCTAACTACGGAACTTCTATCTTCCAAGGTGATTTGGTAAAACAAGTCACAGGCGGAGGAATTGAAAGAGTTGCTGCATCAAGCACAGTTCCTGTTGTTGGCGTATTCAATGGCTGTATGTACACAGACCCAACATCAAAAGAGCAAGTATTTAGTAATTATTACCCTGCAAGCACCAATGCTTCAGACATAATTGCTTTTATCGTTGATGATCCAAATGTAGTTTTCGAGGTGCAAAGTGATGACACTTTCCCTGTAGCAGACTTATTTGGAAACTTCGACATTATTGATACTAATTCAGGATCAACCTATACAGGTATTTCAGGTCTTGAGTTAGATTTATCAACAGGTGCAACTACTACTACATTACCATTAAAGGCGATTGATATTTCTCAAGATCCTGATAATAGCGATGTAGCTAGTTCTAATACAAATGTATTGGTTGTGATTCAAAACCATATCTGTGGTGTAAAATCCGCAGGTTTAGCGTAAGGTAGGTAAAACATGGCTATATCAAGAAGTCAACTAGCAAAAGAGCTAGAACCCGGTCTTAACGCTTTATTTGGTTTAGAGTACGAAAACTATCAATCTGAATACGAAGAACTCTATTCAATCGAAGATTCTGACAGAGCCTTTGAAGAAGAAGTTCTAGTAGTTGGATTTGGTGCAGCACCTGTTAAAGAAGAAGGTGCAGGCGTAAGCTTTGACAACGCTTCAGAAGGTTATACCGCAAGGTACACCCATGAAACTGTTGCTCTTGCTTTTGCTCTAACCGAAGAAGCGATTGAAGATAATCTCTATGACCAACTTGGTCGCAGATATACAAAAGCATTGGCTCGATCCATGCAACACACTAAAGAAGTTAAAGGAGCAAATGTCCTTAATAACGCATTTGACTCTAACTATAATATTGGTGATGGTACAACTCTAATTTCTTTATCACATCCTCTTGCAGGCGGTGGTACAGCTAGAAACAGAGCTACAACCATGGCTGATCTTAATGAAACTTCATTAGAAGATAACATCATTGATATCTCTACTTTTGTTGATGACAGAAATCTAACTATTGCTGTTAGACCTTCTAAATTGATTGTTCCACCACAATTAGTCTTTGTGGCTGATAGACTGCTCAACACACCGGGCAGAGTAGGAACAGCCGATAACGACATCAACTCAATTAGAAATCAATCTTCTATACCTAGTGGTTTTTCAGTTAACCATTATCTAAATGATCCTGATGCATACTTCATCTTGACATCAGTAAATGACGATGGCGAAGGACTTAAAATGTTCTCAAGAACTGCAATGGAAACCACAATGGAACCTGAATTTTCAACAGGTAACATTAGATATAGAGCAAGAGAAAGATATTCTTTTGGTGTATCAAATTGGCGTGGAGTGTTCGGCTCACAGGGAGCTTAACAGTTCTATTGTTATAATAAAGGGAGCGTTTGCTCCCTTTATTTTTTAGAGAGGAAAATGAGATATTATTTAGAATTATTAATTAAAGCCAAAGGGATTATAGAGACTTTTGGTGCGGTGTTTATATCAAACGAAGAACATAACGAAGAAAACGAAGAAATTTATAAACAAGCTTTTGATGCTCACAATGAATTAGAAAAAGCTATTCAAAAATTGCAAAAGAAATAGTATCATTGTACGGAACCTAGATTAATTTTTCATGCCAACAGGCTAGGCTGACAACTCCAAGATGGCATGATTTAACGGAGAAAATAAATGGCTAATACAACTTTTCAAGGCGTTGTAAGATCTTATGGCGGTGGCGATAAAGGATCAGTAACACCGGGTGTTGTCACTCAATCAGTTACTATTTCTTTTGATCCAACTGCTACAGGTGCAACTGCTGTAAAAATCGGAACATCATCATCTACAGGTGAGAGCTTTGTTCTTCCTGCGGGAGCTGTTCCTATTTCATTGCTATCACTTGGTGGTGCAGCAGGTGGAACCAGTCCAACTGTTGACATTGGATCTTCAGCAGACCCTGATGGGTTCTTCAATGAAGTTGATGCTGACACCAAAGGCGTTTTAAAAGGTGCCGATGGAGCATTAGTAGATGGTGATGGTGTTGCTTCAGCAACCACTGTTACAGGTAATGTTGGTGCATCAGCAGCTACAAGTGGAACATTTACAGGTGTCTTTACTTATGTCATGTTTAACAATGGCGTAGAGTAAGGAGGCTGATATGTCCATGAGGATAACAGGCTCAGATGTCAAAACCGCAACAACTACCTCATCAGCTACGGGTGGTGCTGTTTTAATTAATGGCAGATCAAGGCTAAGAGGATATATTATTGCGGGTGGTGCTTCTGACGGTACCGTTACATTTCGTGATGGCTCAGTCACCGCATCAACATTGTTAATTGCACCGTGTAATGCTAACGATACTGAAACATTAAACATACCTGATTCAGGCGTATTGTTTGAGACGGGCATACATGTGGTGCTATCTAATATTGATAGAGTAACCATCTTTCATTCTTAATTATGGCAAGGGAAGTATCATCAATTTCAAGGTTTGGTACTTCCGAGCCTTTTGAACTACAAGTAGCAAGAGGACAAATTGGTTTTCACGAAACCGTACACAAGTTTGGCTTTAATTCTGCTGTCGGCACCTCTTTAACAACCGTATGGCTTCAAGGTGGTTTATATTCATATTTAAGTTCAGCTTCAACTCTTTATATATCTAGCTCTTCTACTGATGATACAGCAGCAGGTACTGGTGCAAGAACTGTAACCGTTAGTGGGCTA